CACATCGTGTCGGTCCAACCACTGACGCAACCCGCTAATCTGGCTACAACGCTGGCGTTTCCGCCCGGATATTTGAGGTGTTTCCGCTATAACTTGGCTTGCGAAATCGCGCCTGAGTTTGGCGTCGAACCCTCTCCGCAGGTCCAGCGTATCGCCATGACCTCTAAGCGCGACTTAAAGCGCATCAACAACCCTGACGACATTATGGCGCTGCCTTACAGCATTGTGGGCACTCGCCAGCGGTTTAACAGTTTTGCCGGCAACTACTGATGAAGACGCCGATCCTTGGGTCCACCTATGTAGCCCGCAGCGTCAACGCTGCGGACAGCCGCATGGTCAACCTCTTTCCAGAACTTGTACCGGAAGGCGGCAAGGAGCCGGCGTTTCTTCAGCGGGCGCCAGGTTTACGGCTATTGGCTACAATAGGCACAGGCCCTGTGCGCGGCCTTTGGCAGATGGGCGCCTACGCGTATGTGGTGTCTGGCGACACGCTGTATAAACTCAACAGCAACTGGACCGCGACGGCGTTAGGCACGATTGCCAACACCGGCCCTGTGTCCATGACGGACAACGGAACTCAGTTGTTCGTCGCCGCCAACGGCCCCAGCTACATCTACAACACGTTCACAAACGTCTTCCAGCAAATCAATGACATCGACTTTCCTGGCGCTGTGACGGTCGGGTACATCGACGGCTATTTTGTGTTTAACGAACCAAACAGCCAAAAGTTCTGGGTGACCAGCTTGCTGGAAGGTACGCAGGTAGACCCGCTGGACTTTGCCAGCGCGGAAGGTTCGCCTGACGGGCTTGTGGCTTTGATCGTCGACCACCGCGAAGTCTGGCTGTTTGGCACTACCTCCGTCGAAGTTTGGTACGACGCCGGCACCGCGGATTTTCCGCTGCAACGCATCCAAGGGGCGTTCAACGAAATCGGCTGCGCCGCAGCCTATTCAGTCGCTAAGTTGGACAACGGCCTGTTTTGGTTGGGCGCCGACGCGCGCGGACGCGGTATTGTTTATCGCGCAAACGGCTATAGCGGCCAGCGCGTTTCCACACACGCCGTTGAATGGCAAATCCAACAGTACGGCAATTTGTCCGACGCGATTGGCTACACCTATCAGCAAGACGGGCATTCGTTCTATGTGTTGGTCTTTCCGTCCGCCAATACGACATGGGTGTACGATGTGGCTACCCAAGCCTGGCACGAGCGCGCCGGCTGGGATAACGGCCAGTTTACCCGGCACCGCGGCAATTGCCAGATGAACTTCAACGACGAAATTGTCATCGGCGATTACGAGAACGGCAACATCTACGCTTTTGATCTTGACGTGTACGCTGACAACGGCGCCGAGCAAAAATGGCTGCGGTCGTGGCGGGCGCTGCCTACTGGCCAAAACGACCTGCGCCGCACCGCGCACCACGCGCTTCAGTTGGATTGCGAAACTGGAGTGGGGCTAAGCACGGCGCCGTCTGACGACGAGGTATTCGACAGCGCATACTTGTCCGGCGCGCTTTTGACTGAAGGCGACGATTTCTTAATAACTGAGAGCGGCGATTATATTTACGCCACCGCGACCAATCTTGCCACCATGGTGCCGCGCGCGATGCTGCGCTGGTCTGATGACGGCGGCCATACCTGGTCCAACGAGCATTGGAAGTCTATGGGCCAGATCGGGCGGTTTGGCTACCGCACCATTTGGCGGCGCCTTGGCATGACACAGAAAATCCGCGACCGAGTGTACGAGGTGTCGGGCACTGATCCGGTTAAAATAACCATTTTGGGCGCCGAACTGGCGATTAGCCCGACCAATGGCTAGCCCTCCTAATATAACCAATATCCCTGCCCCTCGGGTGCCGTTGATTGACGACCGCACCGGGCTAATGGCGCGCGAGTGGTACAGGTTCTTCTTCAACTTGTTCAACCTTACCGGCGGCGGGTCCAACACCGACACGCTCCAAGACGTGCAGCTAGGGCCTCCATCAGACGATCCTGCGGTCTTCGTGCAGGCGCTGCAAGCTGCCGCGCTAAACCCCACAGACACCTACGCAGCCAACGCTGACGCGGTCTTGCAGAGCCAAGTGCAGGCCCTAGCGGTCACGCCGCCACGCATCGACGAGGTGCCAGGCTGGCTTATCCTGCCGCGCGCCATAGCCGCCGGCGCGTCACCTTTCACCTTTCAAAACACCACCGGGCGGTCTATAGATGTCATTGTGACGGGGGGCACGGTATCCGCCATTGCTTTCTCGCGCGACAACGTAACTTTCTATGGTGTCGGCTTGACTTCTGGGGTATTTTGGTTGTCGCCTAATGATCGGTTGCGTGTAACATACACTGTTGCACCTACCTTAACCCTTGTGCCGAGGTAGAGCATGGCCGTTGTTATCTCACTCTTTGCCGGCGTCGGAGGGCAGTTTTTCGACAACAACGGCGACCCGCTTACGGGGGGCCTGATCTACACTTACGAGGCGGGCACCACGACCCCGGTAGCGACCTACACGTCGTCTTCTGGCACGACACCACATGCCAACCCGATTGTTTTGGACGCTGCTGGCCGCGTAAACGAAATTTGGTTGGACGATCAGACAGCCTACAAATTTGTGCTGAAGACCTCGACGGGCATCACGATTGCGACTTACGACAACGTGTACGGCCCGGCGGCCAGTTTCAGCCCCGTCGTAAACGGCGATCTGTATGTCAACGGCAACGCCTACGTCAGCGGCAGGATTGCCATAGGCGGCACAAGTTCCGCGGTTAAGCTGTCCATCCTTTCCACAGACGCTGTTCTGGTGCCCGTAGGGACTACCGCAGAGCGGCCTACAGGCGCGTCAGGGTATTTGCGGTTCAACACGACGCTGGGCAGCTTTGAAGGCTACAATGGCATTTTGTGGGGTAGTATCGGCGGCGGCGCGGCTGGGGGCGGCACTGACAAGATATTCTACCTTAACGACCAGACCGTGACGACCAACTACACTATTCCAACTGGTCAAAATGCAGGTACGTTTGGGCCAATTTCTGTCGCGAGCGGCATTACTGTAACCGTTCCGTCAGGCAGCACATGGACGGTGACGTAAGATGCCGGTAAAACTCAACTCATCTGGTGGCGGCAGCGTCACCCTGACGACGCCCAGCACCGCCAGCGATTTTACAGCGACGTTTCCTGCGGTTACCGGCAATGTAGTGACAACCGGAAGTACTGCCGCGGTCACGCCGGCGATGCTTTCAACTGGCGCTCCTTCATGGAACAGTTCTGGCGATCTTCAATTCAACTCCGGTTACGGCTCTGTTGCCGTGGCTTATGGTTGCCGCGCTTGGGTGAACTTTAACGGCACCGGCACGGTCGCAATCCGCGCGAGCGGCAACGTCACCAGTATTACAGACAATGGTACTGGTGACTATACGGTGAACTTTACCAACGCTATGCCAGATGCAAATTACACTGCAATAGCTTCTCCCGGTGAATTTCAAAACACACTAACAAATCGATCAATAACAGCAAATAATGTAAATAGTTCTTCTGTTAGAACATTGGTGAGTATAAGCAATACGGCTGCGGCTAGTGATAATAGCCAGATCAATGTCGCCATCTTCCGCTAGGAGCCAACCATGAACCAACGCATCATATATCCCACAGATGAAGGTGGCGTCGCCGTGATTGTGCCAGCCCCCGAATGCGGCCTGACGATTGAAGAAATCGCCGCCAAGGATGTGCCGGAGGGCAAGCCATTCAAGATCGTGGGTGTTGCTGACATCCCAACAGACCGCACCTTCCGAGGCGCGTGGGAGTACACGCCGTGATCACCATCAACGTCGACAAAGCCAAGAACATCGCACACAGCCTCCGCCGCGCGGCCCGCGCGGAAGAGTTCAAGCCCTACGACGACGTTATCATGAAGCAAATCCCCAGCGCCGACGCTGCGTCGGCTGAACAAGCCAGAAAAGACATTCGGGCAAAGTACGCTTTAATACAGGACGCAATTGATATAGCTGCGACGCCCGACGAAATTAAGGCCGCGTTAGGAGGTATCTGATGCCCATCACCATATCCGGCTCCACTGGCATCTCAGGCGTTGACGGCACCGCGTCGTCCCCTGCTGTCCAGGGCGCCGACACCAACACCGGCGTTTTTTACCCCGCCGCAGACCAGGTTGCCATCGCGACCGGCGGCGTACAGCGGCTGTTGGTGGACGCGTCGGGCAACGCTACGCTCACCGGGACGCTACAGGT